CACCACGCTGATGGACGGCGGAGAGGTTCCCGGCTATAAGCTCGTCGAGGGCAAGCTCGGCAACCGCAAGTGGAAGGACGAAGGATGGGTAGCCGCTACCCTCGCGCCGCTCTACCCGAGAGAGGTATGGACGGAGACCCGACTCCTCAGCCCCAGCCAGATGGACAAGGCTCTCGGCAAGAAGAAGGTCGCGGAACTGTTTGAGGACTTCATCGAACGCGCTCCGGGTGCTCCGACCATCGCGCCCGAGTCGGACAAGCGTCCCGCGTATAACAGGGCGGACGACTTCGACGCGCTGGACTAAGGAGGAGGTGCGATCGTGATAACTCGGGAATACGGCAAGTACTTCGGAGCCTGCGACCTCTGCGACGAGGTGACGCCTCTGTTTGATACCTACAGCGAGGCGCGTGACTATGTACGCGGACACTGGAAGACAACGAAAGACAAGGAGACGGGCGAGTGGGAGAACTACTGCCCCGAATGCACCCAAAAGCTCCGCAGGATGAAAACCTTGCAGGACTTCTAACGAACCAAAAACGGCATTTTATGATCGTTAAATTGCAAAAAACCCACAAAAACACTAAATAACAACCACGAAAGGAAATAAAACAATGAGTAAAAAAGTAATGCTTCGCAACGTGAGGCTCAGCTATGAGCACATCTTCACCCCGACCAAGTTCGACGACAACCAGGAGACCGCCAAGTACAGCGCGACCTTCATCATCCCGAAAGACCACCCCGACCTTCCCGTAATCAAGCGCGCGATGTTTGAGGCCGGTCAGGAAGAGTTCCCTGCTGACTTCAAGCCCGGCAACTGGCCGAAGGGCTACACCTGCGGACTCAAGGACGCGGACAAGGACACCGACAGCAACGGCGAGATACTTGCCGAGAAGAACCCCGCATACAAGAACAGCTACATCATCGAGGCGAACAGCGTCAACCGCCCCGTCACGATCAACCGCAAGAAGGCGGCAGTCACCGAGGCGGACGGCGTCATCTATGCCGGATGCTACGTCAACGCGTCCCTCGGCATCGCAGGCTATACCTACGGCAAGGTCAAGAAGGGCGTCAAGGCATACCTCAACGGCGTGCAGTTCGTAGAGGACGGCGAGCGCTTCGGCTCCGACGCTCTCAGCGACTTCGACGAGCTTGACGCTGTCGGCGAGTACGACGACATCCTCGGGGACGCTCCGTTCTAATGGCTGGCAAGCGTACCCTCTACCTGGACACCGAGACCTACAGCGGGACGGACATCCGAAGCGCGGGGCTCTATAAGTATATGGAAGACCCCGACTTCGAGGTGCTGCTCCTCCCGTTCGCCTGGGATGACGGACCGGTGCGAGTGCTTGACCTTCTCGACCCTCACGACCGGGAGGAGCTTCCCGACATCCTCGCAGGGCTGAAAGACCCCGACACGGTGAAGGTAGCGCACAACTCCGCCTTCGAGCGGCAAGCCTACCACCGAGCCTTCGGCTTCTATCAGCCCCCCGAAGAGTGGGTCGACACGATGATCCTCTGCGCGATGAACGGGCTCCCGATGAGCCTCGACGCGGCGGGCGCGGCTCTCAACCTCGAGGAGCAGAAGCTCAAGGAAGGCACCGCCCTCATCAATTACTTTTGTAAACCGTGCAAGCCTACCATCGCAAACGGCGGCAGGACGCGGAACTTCCCGCACCACGCGCCCGACAAGTGGGAACGCTTCAAGGAGTACGCCAAGAGGGACGTGGTAACGATGCGCGCCATCTACAAGATGCTGAACCGCTTCCCCGTCTCCGACACCGAGCGCAGGCTCTTCGCCCTCGATGCTCGCATCAACGAGCGCGGGGTGATGATAGACATCGACCTCGCCGAGGCGGCGGTAGCGGTAGACGAAGCCTTCACGGCTGAGCACTCCGCCGAGATGAAGAAGCTCACGGGGCTCGAGAACCCCAACAGCGTGGCGCAGCTCAAGGAGTGGCTGACGGTCGTCGGGCTTGAGTGTGAAAGCCTGAACAAAGAGTCGGTGGGAGAGCTAAAGGGCAAAGCCTCCGATCCTACCACCAGGAGGGTCCTGGAGCTTCGTCAGCTCCTCGGAAAGACTTCGACGACTAAATACAAGGCTATGACCGCCGCCGCTTGCCACGACGAGCGTGTGAGGGGTCTGCTTCAATACTATGGCGCAGGCAGGACAGGACGATGGGCGGGGCGACTCGTTCAGGTGCAGAACCTGCCGCAGAACCACCTCGACGACATCGAAAAGGTGCGCGAAATCGTGCGCCTTCGAGACCTGGAAGGGCTGGAGCTATGCTTCGACAGCGTGCCCGACGTGCTCAGCCAGCTCATCCGCACGGCGTTCATAGCGAAGCCGGCGCACACGTTCCTGGTCGCTGACTACTCGGCCATCGAGGCGCGAGTGATCGCCTACCTCGCGGGCGAACAGTGGAGGATGGATGTCTTCGCCAAGGGCGGCGACATCTACTGCTCCTCAGCCTCGCAGATGTTCAAGGTGCCGGTGGAGAAGCACGGCATCAACGGACACCTCCGGCAGAAGGGCAAGGTCGCGGAGCTTGCCTGTGGCTACGGCGGCGGGGTCGGCGCGCTCAAAGCGTTCGGCGCGGAGAAGATGGGACTCACCGAGGCGGAGATGCAGGACATCGTCACACAGTGGCGGCTTGCGTCCCCGACCATCCCCAGACTATGGCGCAGGGTCGAGGACGCGGCGAAGGCCGCCCTACAGACCCCCGGCAGACGGTGCGCGGTGCTCCGTAAGTACAGAGACGTCGAGCGGGCAAGACAGAACGAAGCCCTCACCGGGCGGAGCGGGTACAGCCCCGACTTCCTTGCCGGTGGCGCGGTCTGCACCTACTGGAGAGACAGAGACGCGCTCCGGTGCAAACTGCCGAGCGGTCGCATCCTCACCTACTGGGGCGCACGGCTCGACTCCGAGGGCAACATCGTCTTTATGGGGCAGAACCAGACGACCCGCAAGTGGGAAAAGACGGAAACCTGGGGCGGCAAGCTCGTCGAGAACATCGTGCAAGCCTTCGCCCGTGACTGTCTCGCAGAGGCGATGCTTCGACTGGATGCGGCGGGCTACCGGATAGTCTTCCACGTTCACGACGAGATCGTCGCCGAAGCTCCCGACGGCTCACGCTGGGAGGAGATGGCGGAAGTGATGGGCAGACCCATCGACTGGGCTCCCGGGCTTCTCCTGAGGGCGGACGGCTACAGCACCGACTTCTATATGAAGGACTGAAACTATGAAAATATTAGAACTTTTTGCAGGGACGCGCTCCATCGGCAAAGCCTTCGAGGCGAGAGGGCACGAGGTCTACAGCGTCGAGTGGGACAAGGACTTCGAGCACATCGACCTCTACACCGACATCGGCAAGCTGACCGCCGAGGACGTGCTGAGGAACTTCGGCCGCCCCGACGTAATATGGGCAAGCCCCGACTGCACGACCTTCTCCGTGGCGGCTATAAGCTACCACAGGAGGCTCAACAAGCAGACGAAGAGCCTCGACCCTATAACCGAGTACGCTCGCTTCTGCGATGCCGTAGACCAGCACGTCCTCGCTCTGATCCGCGAGCTTCAGCCCTCCTTCTGGTTCATTGAGAACCCTCGGGGCGGTATGCGGAAGATGGAGTGGATGCAAGACCTGCCGCGCTACACCGTGACCTACTGCCAATACGGCGAGGAACGGATGAAGCCGACAGACATTTGGACGAACCACCCCGACCCGAAGTTCAAGCCGCCGTGTAAGAACGGCGACCCCTGCCACGTCAGCGCACCGAGAGGAGCGAGGACAGGCACCCAGGGCATCAAAGGCTCACGGGATCGGAGCATCATCCCCGCGCAGCTCTGCGAGCACATCGTGGACATCTGCGAGGAGTATGAGTGGCTGACCTAAAAACACACGCAAAGGACTGATACCTATAACGACATTAAAGGAACTACCTATTTTTTGGATATGCCAGTTCGGCGGGTCGTTTGAGCAATACCGAGAGACGACCCAAGCCTACACACTAACGACACACCAAGACGCTGTTGCTTTAATGCCAGAGAGGGAGAAGGCGCAAAGCCCGACACCCTTCGCAAAATACAAGGAAAGGATAGGAACCGCCGAAAAAATGCAGTACAAACTCGGCAGTCTCTTCGACGGCTCGGGTGGCTTCCCTCTCGCCGGTACTCTGTGCGGGATAGAGCCACGCTGGGCGTCGGAGGTAGAGCCCTACCCGATAGCCGTGACGAGGTCGCGCTTCCCGAAGATGAAGCACCTCGGCGACATCAGCAAGGTGAACGGCGCGGAGATAGAACCCGTCGACATCATCACCTTCGGCTCACCCTGCCAGGACTTATCCGTAGCGGGTAAGCAAGCAGGAATAGCCGAAGGAACCCGAAGCGGGCTATTTATTGAAGCCGTGAGAATAATCAAAGAGATGAGGAGCGCAACCAATGGAAAATACCCTTCTTTCGCACTCTGGGAAAACGTGCCCGGAGCGTTCAGCAGTAACAAAGGCGAGGACTTCCGCATCGTCCTCGAGGAACTCATCAAAATCGTCGAGCCGTGCGCCTCTGTGCCTGAGGTTCCACCGAAGGGGTGGAGCTTCGCCGACAACTACGTCGGAGACGGATGGAGCCTTGCTTATAGAGTTCTCGACGCTCAATACTGGGGAGTCCCCCAACGTCGTCGACGCATCCACCTTGTCCTCGATCTTAGAGGTGAACGCGCCCGGGACGTACTATTTAAGCGCGAGGGCCTGCGAGGGTATTCTTCGCAGAGCGGAACGCCGTGGCAAGACTCTCCCGCCGAAGCTCAAAGAAGCCCTCGAGCAGATGATCGAGAGGGAGAAGGCATCGACCCCTACAACGCGACCCTGACGGGCGACAAGGCGAGCACGCTCGGCGTCAACTGTGGACTGTCGACAGGCAGGTCGGGGGTCGTGTACGACGCACGCGGAAACGGCGACGGCGGGACGGTCAGCACGGTGACGGGCAATAACAACAACCGCATCACCGACTACAGCTCCGTGGTGGTGGAGCCACTGCCTGAGTACATCGTCCGCCGACTCACTCCGGCCGAGTGCGCGAGGCTTCAAGGCTTCCCCGACAAGTGGGGGCACCCACTACCTAAAAACGAACTAACCGAGGAGGAGCTTCTCTTCTGGAAGGAAGTCCGAAACACCCACGCCGTCATCAACGGCAGAGCGGTCAAGGACTACACTGCGAAGCAGATGCTCACCTGGTACAACAAACTACACACCGACAGCGCGGAGTACAAGATGTGGGGCAACGGCATCGCCCTCCCCACTGCCCTCTACTGTATGCAGGGCATGGCTGACGCGCTGAGAATAGGAGAAAACGATGGAAGAATACAGAGCCGCGGAGACTCTGGTCTTATTACAAATTAAAGATAACAAGCACAAACTGACCCGCCAGCAGTACAAGACCCTCGTCGGACAAGTACGCGCGGGAGATACCGATGGAGCCCTCAAGGGGCTCCGCAAGATACTCCTCGGGGGTGGCAGTAATGCGGTTAAATTACATTGACAACATCGAGTGCCTGGAAGGTCTGGCGGCGATCCCCGACAACTCGGTCGACCTTATAGTCACAGACCCGCCGTACTTCCTCAGCATGGGACACGCAGGAAGCAAGACCAACGCAAAGAACTCGGAGCAGCTCAACAGCAACCGAGCCTTCAACGACCTGGCAATCTGCACGCCGTTCTACAAGCAATTATTCGCAGAGTATGCCCGCGTCTTGAAGGAGGACGGGAGCTTCTACTTCTTCACCGACTTCCGGGGCTATGCCTACTACTTCCCGTTAATCAACGCGGCGCTCCCTGTGCGGAACCTGCTCGTCTGGGACAAAATGAGCGGCCCCGGTAGCTTTTACAGCTTCGCCCACGAGTTCATCATCTTCGGCACCTATAAGAGCAAGACGAAGGGCGGAGTCGGCACGAACGTCTGGAGGATGAAGGCGTTCAACTCCGGCGCGCAAAGCACCAACGGCGGCAAACAGCACCCGACACAGAAGCCCTGGGAAGTGGTAGCGAAAGCCATCGAGGACAGCACCGAGCCCGGCGCGGTCGTTCTTGACACCTTTATGGGAAGCGGCACCACAGCCGTCGCCTGCATAAAGACCGGGCGCAACTACATCGGCTTCGAGCTTGACGAGGGCTACCATGCCATCGCACAGAAGCGCATCACCGAAGCACTCGACGAGGTACTGGAGGACGCGGAGATATGAAAGCATTGAGAAAAAGACCCGGGCAACGCTGGGAACAAATCGAGATAGAGAACACCCTGGAGGCTCTCCAGGCTGAGGTGGGCGGGTACATCGAGACCGTCACCCTCCTCTCTGATCTCTGCATCATCGTCAACGAAGAGGGACGCATCAACGGGATGCGCTTCAATATGAACCTCTGCGGGGTGCAGCTCTTCGGCACCATCCTCGCGGTGGGCGTAAAGGGCGACGAGTTCTGCGATGTTCCTCTGGACGTCAACCAGGCGCTAATATTGAAATAATAAAGGAGGCAACCACAGATGGCAAAATACAACACTTTTGTGGTGCAACAGACAAACAGCGGGAGGGCGGTGCTCGTCACCTCCTCAGCCCGCAAAGCCAAGCAACGGCTGACAATAGGACACCGCGTCGAGGTGTGGAGCGCGAACGAAAAGACCGAGACGGTCTACACTCGAACCGCCACCGCCCTCAATAAATACATAACAGCAGAGCGCGAGTACATAAGAGCCAAGCAAGCAAAAGCAGAGGCACGAAACAAGGCAAGGAGGGCGAGAGCTTATGGACAAGCCTGAATATCACGTCGCCAGCTTCTCCGGCGGTAAGGACAGCACCGCGATGGTGCTCCACTTGATAGAAAGGGGCGATCCTCTCGACGAGGTCATATTCTGCGACACGACGATGGAGTTCCCTGCGATGCTTCGGCACGTCGAGAAGGTCAAGCAGGTCATCGAGGCGGCGGGCGTCAAGTTCACGACGCTCCGAGCCGAGCACGACCTCGAGTACTACCTCTCCCGGGTGGATGTCCCGAACAGGAAACCGACGAGCGATCACTTCGGCGTCCCTGGATATGGGTGGCCGAGCTTCAAAAACCGCTGGTGCACGAAATACCTGAAAATACAAATAATTGAGGAATACCTTCAAAAACTGCGCCAAGAGTATGAGGTGCGACAATACATAGGCATCGCAGCCGACGAGGACTACAGACTCGAGAGGGAGAACAACCAAAGGGCTGACCAACTGCATCCCCTGCGAGTGTGGGGCTGGGACGAGGCGATGGCTCTCAAGTATTGCTACGACCGCGGGTATGACTGGGAGGGTCTCTATGAAATCTTCCGCGACGAGAAGACCGGCAGGTCAAGGGTCAGCTGCTGGTGCTGTCCGCTGTCAAGCTATGATAATCTGCGAAAACTCCGCGAACACTTCCCTGACCTGTGGCAAGAGCTCCAACGCTTAGACCGAAGCCAGTGGCAAAGCTACACCCACGGCTACTCAGTCGCTGATCTGGACACCCGCTTCGCCCTGGAGGATGCGCTCGCCGAGGTGGGCGAAAGTATCAAGAACCGCGCGTTTTTCAAAGACTACAAGAGACTACTCGCAGGAGAGATCGACATCGGCGACATACTCAAAGAAAGACACAAGGAGGGCGCGATATGACAATACAACACGACCGCGCGCTTGACGTCGCCCTCGGAAACAGCCGGAAGACAAAGTCCTGGAAGAACCGCCCGATGAAGTGGTCGGAGCTTCTCGACCGGATGAGCGTCACCGTGAGAACCACGGAGACGATGGCGGAGTACCGCGCGATGACGCGAGACCAGCAGTCCGAGAGGAAAGACCAGGGCGGCTTTGTCGGTGGTTACTGTAACAACGGAAGCCGCTCCGACATCCGCCACCGCTCGGTGCTCTGCCTCGATGCCGACTACGCTGACGGCGAGCTCTGGGCTGACTGGCTTCTCCTGTATGGCAACGCCGCCGCTGTATACTCGACACACAAACACACACCAGAGAAGCCCCGCCTGAGGCTCGTGGTGCCTCTCGCTCGGAACGTAAGCCCCGACGAGTATCAGGCAATAGGTCGCAGAGTCGCCGACGCTCTCGGCATTGATAAATTTGACGATACCAGCTACCAGCCCCAGCGCGTGATGTACTGGCCGAGCACCTCAAGCGACGGGGAGTTCGTCTTCGACCACGTTGACGCTCCCCTGCTCGATCCCGATGCAGTCCTCGGCACCTATCACGACTGGCGCGACGTGTCAAGCTGGCCGATGAGTTCAAGAGTCGCCGAGGTAGTCAAGCGCACAGCCGCGAAGCAGAAGGACCCGCTCGAGAAGGGTGGCATCGTCGGCGCGTTCTGCCGCGCCTACACCATCCAGGAGGCGGTCGAGGCATACGTCCCGACCTACGTCCCCTGTGACGATCCCGGGCGCTATACCTACACCGAGGGAAGCACGGCGGCGGGCGTGGTTATATACGACGACAAGTTCACCTTCTCCCATCACGCGACAGACCCCGCGAGCGGTCAGCTCTGCAACGCCTGGGACCTCGTAAGGCTTCACACCTTCCTCGACCTGGACGCGAACGTCGACCCCGACACACCCATCACGTCGCGCCCCAGCTACAAGGCGATGGCGAAGCTCGCCACCGACGACAAGAAGGTCACGGCTCAGCTCGTGTCCGACCGAATGGCGGAAGCCTCGGCAGACTTCGAGGAGCTACCCGAGGAGACAGACGAGAACTGGCGCGAGAAGCTGAAAATCACCGAGAGGGGCGGACTCGCGCAGACCATCGAGAATGCCGTAATCATTTTACGGCACGACCCGAAGCTCAAAGGGTGCCTCGCCTTCAACGAGATGGATCACAACATCGTGACGCTCAAGTCGCTCCCGTGGAGGGCGGTCAAAGGCGCAAGTCAATGGATAGACGCAGACGATGCGGCTCTCCGCTACTACCTCGAGCGCACCTACGGGATGACCGGCAAGGATCGCATCTTCGACGCGGTGAACGTCGTGGCGCAGGAGCACAGCTTCCACCCCGTGAGGGACTACCTCGACGGGTGCAAGTGGGACGGCGTGCCCCGCGTGGACACGCTCCTCATCGACACCTTCGGCGCGGAGGACAGCGTCTACACCCGAACGGTCACACGCAAGACCCTTGTGGCGGCTGTGGCGCGTATATACCGCCCCGGCTGTAAATTTGACTATATGCTCACGCTGAGAGGTCCCCAGGGCATCGGTAAGTCCTCGCTCTTCGCAAGGCTCGGCGGGGCGTGGTTCTCGGACACGTTCAGCACACTCCAGGGCAAGGAGGCCTACGAGCAGGTGCAGGGCGTGTGGATCGTCGAGGTCGGCGAGCTTGCCGGGATGCGGAAGGCGGAGGTCGAGACCATCAAGCTCTACATCTCCAAGCAGGCGGACAGGTTCCGCCCCGCTTACGGGCGCAGGCTCCAAGAGTTCCCCCGTCAGTGCGTATTCATCGGCACGACCAACGAGGAGCAATTCCTCCGAGACCCTACCGGCAACCGCCGCTTCTGGGTAGTGGAGACACCGAACGAGCCGACGGGCGAACTGTGGGACACCCTGAGCGACGACGTCGTGAGGCAGATATGGGCGGAAGCCGTTCACCTCTTCAAGAACGGCGAGAAGCTCTACCTGCCGAAGGACATCGAGAAGATGGCGCGGGAAGTCCAGGAGAGATACGAAGAGGAGAACCCGAGAGCGGGCATCGTGGCCGAGTACCTCGAGAAGCTCCTCCCCGAAGACTGGGAGACCCTCGACATCTACACGCGCCGAGAGTGGCTCGCGTCCGGTGCAGTCGGTACCGTGAAGCGGTCAACAGTCTGTACACTGGAAATCTGGGCAGAGGCCCTCGGTGGCAGTCCCGACAAGATCGACCGCTTCGCCGCACAGGAGATACGGAATATTATGACTGGACTCCCCGAGTGGAAGCATCAAGGAAGCAAGAGGACGACCATCCACCCTTATGGGCGGCAGAGATACTTCAAGAGGAGGGACAGCGATGAAGGTTAGGCTCCCGAAATCATATAACGACCTATCCGAGCGCGACAAGCAGACCATCAACGAGGTGATGACGGAGGAAGTCGAGAAGCAGGTCAACCACCACATGGCGGAGCTCCAGAAGATTTGGCTGCAGTTCGCCTGCATCGTCCTCAACAAGAACTTCGGCTTCGGCAAAAAGCGCGCGCTCCTCTTCCTCGCAAACTGGCGCGAGATGTATCGCATCAATAACAGGCTCAAGACCAAAGAGGAGCAGACCTCCTACATCACCGAAGAGCTGACCAAAATCTTCGGCGCGGACGGCTATCCAAAGGAATACATCGACAAGCTGGAGGCGCTGGAATGATGGACAAGAAAGAATTCAAGCCACGGCTCCGTCCCTACCAGTACCCTCGGTGTCCTATATGCACCGAAGAGGTCGGACCTCTTGACGACTACCTCGTCAGCCGAATGAAAAGAGGCGGCGACGCGTTCATCCACAGAAGGTGCTGGGAAAAAGAACAGACCGAACGGTCAAAGGAGGTACGCAAAAAATGAAGAACCCGCTCGAAAAAGAAATAGAGAAGAAGCTCGTCGAGATCGTCAAAAAACACGGAGGGCTCTGCCTCAAGTGGGTCTGCCCAGGGTGGGCGGGGGTGCCTGACCGCATCCTCATCTTCCCCGGCGGCAGGGTCATCTTCGCAGAGCTGAAACGACCGAAGGGCAGCAAGGTCGAAGCCTTGCAGAACTGGTGGCGCAAGAGGCTCAGCGGGCTGGGCTTTATCGTGTGGCACATATACGACGAGACGCAACTCGGGACAGTCGACCTCTTGCTGGCTGACGAAATAGCCCGAAAATAAGCGAAAAAGGAGAGAAAAATGCTTCAAATTAAAACAATATCAAACTCGCAAAAAGTAGAATTTGACGAGGCGGTCAACGCCGCCATCGCGGAAGGGTGGGAGCTGGTCAAGCGTGAGCTTGTTATATGCGGACGCGAGAACACCCCGATCCTCTACGCAGAACTCGAGAGGGACGTCGAACGCGCTGAACCGGACGACGAGCCTGAGGATGACGGCACGGCTGAGTGGGACGTCGTGAGAGACCCCGCCCATCCCTGGAGATGCTCAGCTTGTGGGTACAGGAGCGAGAAAGCCTACGCCCTCTGTCCGAGCTGTGCGAGACACATGACGAACGCGTGAGGAGGAGAACGTGATGGAATGGCTCAAAATACTCACCCTTTGCCTCTCGTGCTTCTCTCTGGGCATCAGTCTCACGGGCTTGATCTTCGTGAGTCTGTCCTACAAAAGAACAAGCAGATGGCTCAAGGCTCAAAATGATAAAAAGGAGCCGAAACCGTGACCGCCTTCACGCCCTACCCCCACCAGCAGGCAGGCATCGACTGGCTGATAAAACGCCCCGCCGCTTGTCTCCTATGGGGGATGGGTACGGGCAAAACAGTCACGACGCTGACCGCGCTCGACCTGATCCTCTTCGACCACCTTGAGGAAGGTCCCGCGCTGGTCATCGCGCCAAAGAGGGTCGCCGAGAACACCTGGAGCAAGGAGACCGCCAAGTGGGAACACCTCAAGCATCTCCGCGTCCGGAAGATAATGGGCACGGCACAGCAACGCATCGAGGCTCTCCACTCCGTGTTTGAGGGACCCTTCGCCGACGTCTACGTCATCAACCGCGAGAACGTGGTGTGGCTGGTGGAGACCCTCGGCAAGCGGTGGCCGTTCCCGATAGTGGTCATCGACGAGCTGAGCAGCTTCAAGAGCGCACAGGCGAAGAGGTGGAAAGCCCTCCGCCGTGTGCGTGGGCGCATCCGTCGGCTCATCGGGCTGACGGGTACACCGCGCCCGAACGGCCTGGAGGACTTCTGGCCGGAGATATACCTCCTCGACCAGGGCGAGCGGCTCGGCAAGACCCTCGGAGCCTTCCGCGCTCGGTATCTGATCCCCGAGAAGATGAACGGCCACATCGTCTACTCCTACCGCCCGAAAGAGGGCGCAGAGGACGAGGTCTACGCGAAGCTCTCCGACATCTGCATGAGCATCCGCAAGGAGGACGTCCTCAAGCTCCCCGGGCAGATATACGAGGACATCGAGCTTGACGCTCCGCCCGCCCTGCTCAAGCGGTACAAACAGTTCGAGCGAGACAAGGTGCTGGAGTGCCTTGACGCTGACGGCGAGATAGTCGCGGGAACCGAGGCGGCACTCACGAACAAGCTCCTCCAGTTCGCGAACGGTGCCATCTACGACCTGGACGGCAACGTCCACCACCTTCACGACATCAAGCTCGACGCGCTGGAGGAGATGCTAGAGGAGGCGGGCGGCGACCCTGTGCTGGTGCTGTACGCGTACAAGCACGACGCCGAGCGCATCCGTCAGCGCATACCGTGCAGAGCCCTCGACAAGCCCGAGGACATCGACGCGTGGAACCGTGGCGAGATACCCGTCGCACTCGCGCATCCTGCCAGCATCGGGCACGGCTTGAACCTCCAAGACGGTGGGCATCTGCTCATCTGGTTCGGGCTTCCCTGGTCGCTGGAACTGTACCAGCAGGCGAACGAGAGGCTCAACCGCCCGGGGCAGAAGAACGTCTGCCGGATATACCACCTAATACTAAAAGGGACGCACGACGAGCGTGTGCTCCGATCCTTAAAGAAAAAAGAGAAAGGCCAGGCGGGGGCTCTTGAAGCCTTGCGCCTGGAGATAGTAAAGCGATGAAAGACATTTACACCAAAACTATGGCAAGACTGGCACGCCTCGGCGTACACGACCAGAAAGAACAGATCGTCACACTCGCGGAGGAGATTGAACTCTACCGCGCCAAAATCAAAAGGATGGAGGAAGAGCTTGACAAGGCTCACACCATCAACAGCCTCCTCGAGCGGGACATCGAGGACTGGCGAAAGCTCGCCGAGAGTAAGGTCGAGGAAAGCTATCCCGAATTTATGAGCGACTACAAGTGCGCGATGGAAGAACTCGACGCCCTCTATGAGGAGCTTGAGGAAGTAAGGAAGGAACGCGACGCACTGCGTGCGAAGAAGATCAAACCGCTCGCAAAAAAGCACCGCTTCCGCAGATGGATCGGGAAATTCTTCGGCATCCGCCAACCCTCGAAAATACTCGCAAACATCGACGAGATGCACAACTACAAGGAGGACGACACAGATGCCACCTAAAGACAGCATACAACTCGGAGCGGGCACGATGTACTTCGGAACGCCCGGAGGACTCAAGCCCCTCGGAGCTATTCAAGAGATAGAATTCACCGAAGAGGCTCCCGAGCTCGACATCGACGGAAGAACGTCGCCCCGCATCGTCGCACAGTCCGGAGAGTTCTCCGGCACGATAACACTCACAGCCGAGACGTGTGAAGCCCTGCGCGACTTCGCGGAGACAGCAGAGGCGGCGGTGCGTGTATTCAAGCAACTGATGGAGAACATCAAGAAATTGTGCGCCATTTACCCACACAGGCGGAGCAAGTACCTCGCGGCACATCACCGCGACCCGCTCGTGCGGAAGAAGAACGTCAAGCGCATCGTGCGCTTTTGTAAAAAACTAAACAGAGGAGACAAGCGATGAAAGCACGACCCCCGAAAGCCTGGGAGAGCCTACCGCCCGCCCAGCGCAAAGCTATCACAGACTACGCCCGAAGCGTGGCGCAAGAACAAATAGAGAAAAATGGGCGCATTATGCTCGATATTTACATCAAGATGGTCTGCGTGGTACTCCACGACGCGTTCGGCTTCGGTGAGAAGAGGCTGAACTGCTTCCTCGGCAACCATCGGTGGCTCTTCCACGATCAGCGCGAGATGGTGCAGAACAACACACAGCTGGAGTACCTCGACGGGGAGCTGGCGAAGATATTCAGGCGGGACGGCTTCCCGCAGGGCTTCCTCAATAAAATGCTCGGGGAGGTGCCGACCGATGACACATAAAGAGGCGAAAGAACTGGGGAAGAGCCTCAAACCCTGCAAGCGATGCGGCGGGAAACTCTTCGTCAGTAGCTACATCAGCGACGGCAACCCGAAAGGCTTCGAGCACACCATCATCCGTTGCAAGAAGTGCGGGGACTGGTACGGAGGACTCACTCGCAAAATCAAAATAAAAGGATAAAGGAGACACGCCAACAATGACCACGGAGCAACTGCGTCAATACATACCACTAAAAAAAGAACAACGCCAGATCGAGCAGAGGCTCCGCGCACTGGAGAACCGCCCCGAAAGCGACAGCGAGAGTCTCCGACCGCTTCGGGAGTGCTACGTCTCAAAGCTGGAGGAGCTTGTGACCGCGCAGCTCGCTATTGAGAAAGCCATCGAGGCTTTAACGCCCACCGAGCGGGAACTCATCCGTCTCCGCTACATCGACGGGCTGGACTGGCACAGAGTCGCCGCAGGCATCAACTACAGCGACACGCAGACCTACAGGCTCCACGCTCGAGCGGTGCGAAAGCTCAAAAAACTATAAACCCACAGCCCCTTGAGGTCTTCCCTCTCGGGGCTTTTGTTTTTTATGCACAAAAGCCCCCGAAGGTGTACGCCCTCGGAGGCTCTTTTTTAGAAAAAAAATTCAAAAAATTCAAACTTTTTTTGCAAAACCCCTTGACAAACTCCCACTTTTGTGGTATAATATATACAGAAAGGAGGACAAAAGGATGGCAAAAAAACCAAAAAAGCCTACCACCTACGAGATAATTGAGCTAGTGCTCAAAGCACTGACCGCAATCGCAACTTTGCTCTCAGTTATCAAGTGGTGGTAAGCCCACGGAACGCCCGAAGGGAGCGCATCCCCTTCCCCTCTCCCCTCGAGGGAGGGGGGCGGGCGATTACATTATAACATATAAAAAGGAGAATGTCAAGTGAAAAATTCAAGTTTTTGGTTCCTCACGCTCTGCGCACTCCTTGCCATCGCGAGCGTGAACGGCTGGAACCCCTACCTCAGCATCGCGGCGATCGCCAACGCGCTGGTGGTGCTTATGGACGTAACGAGGAGCGCGTGGAAGCTCTTCAAGAATAGCGAGGAGGTGTAACCGTGAGCAAACTGCAAGAACTGCGGAAGAGCAAAGGCTTGACGCAGAAGGAACTGGCGGAACTGACTGGGGTGTCTCTCAAGGCACTCCAGGCATACGAGCAAGACTACCGCCCAATCGGCAACGCATCCGCGAAGGATGTCTACAGCATAGCCAAGGTACTCGGCACAACGGTCGAAGCACTTATAACAGAATGAGGAGGCGGTCAAAATGACCCGCACTATTGAAGTATACAGCGCAGGCGGTGGCATCGTCCTCGCTGAGACCCACATCGACCCGACACACTGCGCGATCGTAAGCACCGACGCGCCCGACCACTTGAGCATCTACAACCTCGTCGGGGTGGACGTTCCGTTCCTTCCCGAGGATATGGTGCTAAGTGCTAAGCACGACGAACTCAGCCCCGAACTCCAAGAGCTGCACGCTGAGATGGTGGAAGCTCTACGGGCGAAAGCGTGAGGAGGCGAAAACGATGACCACGTTCCAAATATATGACGAGACCGACAACGAACTCCGCAAGGGCTTCTATATGACCGCAGACAATAAAGAAGAAGCCGAGGCGAAGGCGGTCGAGTCAGGCGGGTGCGCGTGGTATGGCATCCAAAAGCCGAAAGCGTACACACAGGAAGAAGTGGATGCGGTGCTCGCCGCGCGGTAAATAACGCAAAGCCCTGAGAGGGACGACCTTCTCGGGGCTTTTTTCTATGTTCCAAGAGTTCTCCAACTCTTCCCCAACTCCCGCCCAAGTTTTACCCAAGTTTTACCCATAAAACGCCCATATTTTACCCATAAAAGATGGGAGTCCGTGAGAGTCCGCCCCGCGATACGATGGAACTGCATCAAGCATATTTTTCTCAGTTGCGGCTCGTTCTAACACATCACACACGGAAGGAGGTGGACATCATCAAGATAACAGTCAACGCAGGACACACGAAAAAGGGCGCAGGCTATGGCGCGTCCTACAAGGGCTTCCACGAGAGTGACATCACCCGCGCGGTCGTGAAGGCTCTGATCCCCAAATTGAAAAAGCGCGGGCACGTCGTCCACAACTCCACGGTCGACGCGGCGACCTCTCAAAACGCCTACCTCAAAAAGGTCTGCCAGCTCGTGAACGACAGCGGCGCGGAGCTCTTCATCTCCGTCCACTGTAACGCCTCGGTGACGAAGCTCGGGCACGGTGTCGAGTGCTACACCTGGAAGGGCAAGAAAAACGCCACAGCGACGAAAATCTGCGCCAACGTGGCGAAGCTCGGGACGAAGAACCGAGGAGTCAAAGACGGCAGCGGTCTCTACGTCGTAAAGCACACGAAGCCGACCGCGATCCTCGTCGAGCTCTTCTTCCTCGACAACTACACCGACCGCAAGCTATACCTTGACCACGGTGCCGAGGAGCTTGCCGAGGCTATAGCCAAGAGCATCTAGGAAGTGCGGATATTTTTCCGCGCTTTTTTTGTGCCTTCCGAGAGGGAGGAAAGTGGAACGAGAGCGGGGCGACGGGTGCGCCCTTGTTCCACTTTTGGTGCGACCTTGTTCCACCCTTGCAAGGTGTATAGTGTGCGACCTTGTTCCACTTGTTCCACTTTTTTCGGTTCTTGTTCCACTCTAAAAACCTATAGCACACAAGGCACCAAGCCCTATAGTGGAACAGGTGGAACAGGTGGAACAATGTTTTTATAAAATAGTATTGTGTGACAAATATGCGAGTGTATATAGGCAATATAGGGTGTATAGGGAAAATCGCGTTCCAGTCCGTCCACTTGTTCCACCCCCGCTTTTTTCCCGTGTTTTTCGTGCCCGCAAAAGATGGTAGTTCGTGGGAGTTTTTCTTTGTTAAAATAGTATTGTAGAAGAATAACGTGCCGGCATAGGATACGCTGGCGATGGTGGGTTAGGTGGGATAAATACATACAAGGAGGGCTGAGCCTATGGCTATATTGAAGCCGTGCCCTCGCTGTAAGAGGATGATGCCCGTCGGTCCGTCCTACTGCAAGGACTGCGCACCCTTAGCACGGGCAGAGCTCGAAGCGATAAGAGAGCAGAACCTCAAGAAGAAGATGCAGATGTACAACCGGCAGAGAGACCCGAAGTACCTCACCTTCTACAGGTCGAAGGACTGGAGACTGACCAGCAGAGCCAAGCTCCAACAGGTAAGCTACAAGTGCGAGGCGAAGCTGTCAGGCTGTCAAGGTCTGGCGGTCGAGGTGCATCACATCAAACCAATACAGACACCGGAAGGCTGGGGCCTCCGGCTCGAGTGGTCAAACCTCGAGGCAGTCTGCACGTCTTGCCATAATGGCAGACACCCCGAGAAGTTCAAGAAGCAAAGCACGGACGGAGTGGTCGACCTCCGATCCGTGAAAAGATAATAATATTTTAGTAAATACGCACAAAAGGTAGAACACGCAGACCCAGGGGGTGGGTCAAATTCTACAAAAACTCCTCGGAGAAAACGGCCACAGAGGAGGACAGCGTGCAAAAAAGTCCCCACGAGGCTGAAAACGAGAGGGAGGTGAGAGCCGTGGCAGGACCCCGTCAGCCGATACAGTTAGTACTTGCAAAAGGCAAGAAGAACCTGACAAAAAAGGAAATAGCTGACCGCCTCGACACCGAGGTGGCACCGTGCGCGGATGACCTCACCGCTCCGAGCTACTTGACAGCGGCAGAGAGGACGCGCTTCAACCGGATCGCCTCACAGCTGAACAAGCTGAAAGTGATGGGCGAGACGGACACGGAAACCCTGGCGCGATACGTCACCGCACAGACACTATACGAGAGAACCACGAAGGAGCTGAGGACGCTCCAGAAAAACACGCCCAAGCCGAACGCCGACGAGTATCTCGAGCAGCTTGGCGCGTGGATGGATGCACAGGAGCGGCTGGCAAAGCTCCAGGACAGATACTTCAAGCAGGCGCAGACGGTCGCCGCCTCGCTCGGCTTGACGATCTCCGCGCGGTGCAAGCTCATCGCCCCGAAGGTCGAGGAAGCACCGAAGGAGAACAAGTTCGCCAAGTTCGGAGGGGAGGCGCGGAAGGCATGAGCGTCGACCGCGTCACCGAATACGCGCGGGAGGTCGTCCGGACGGGACGCTACCCCGACAGCGGCAGACTGTGCGGAGAGCTTCACCGCTTAGCGTGCAAGCGTCACCTCGACGACTTGAAGAAGCAAAGGACGGAGCGGTTCCCGTACTACTGGGACGTTGACGCCGCGGAGCGGGTGCTGGAGTTCGCCGAGACTCTGACCATCGCGGAAGGCTCGGAGCCGAAGCCCTTGAAGCTCCTCGACTGTCAAGCCTTCGACATCGGCGCGACCTTCGGCTGGAAAAAGACCGCAAACGACAAGAGACGCTTCCGTCGACGTTACAAGTCCATCTCCAGACAGCAGGGCAAGACGATGGAGAACGGCATCCTCGGCGGCTACATCGCAGGCTTCTCGGGCTATAAGCACGGCAAGCTCTTCACGGTAGCGACGAAGAAGAGGCAGGCGCGGCTTGCCTGGGAGGAGACGGCGAAGTTCATCAAGATCGACCCCGACCTTGCGGAACTCTTCGACATCAAGGACTACAAGTCGCTGATACTTGCCAAAGACACCGAATGCACCATCGAGGCACTGAGCAAGGAGGCGGGACTGGATGACGGCTTCCGCTCTATCTTCGCCAGCATCGACGAGCTGCATCAGCACCGAGACAACGGCATTTATAAAGCAATTTACAACGGCACCCGCTCGCTCCCCGAGACGCTGGTGTCAATGATAACCACACGCGGCAAGAAGCTCAACAGCTTCTGCTACGAGATGGACGAGTACGCGCAGAAGGTACTCCGAGGGCTGACACCCGCCGAGGACTTCTTCATTGATATATACTGCCTGGACGACAAGGATGACATCTGGGACGAGGTCAACTGGTCGAAGGCGTGCCCGTTCACTTGTATGGACGAGGAACGTCTGGCGACGCTTCGACAGGATGCGCGGACGGCGCGAGATATGGGCGGGATGGACCTGGCGGACTTCGTCTGCAAGTCGCTCAATAAATGGGTCAAGAATACAGACGACCAGTTCATCGACCCCGACGCCTGGAAGGCTTGCGGCTCGGATCGTAAGCTGACCGACATCGTCGCGGCGGGCTTCCGTGACTGCTGGGTGGGTCTCGACCTCTCAAGCGGCGGAGACTTGACGACGTTGTCGCTGGAGTTCCCGATGCCCGGTCCGAAGTACTACATATACAGCCACAGCTTCATGCCTCGCGGGCGGATCGAGGAGCATATAGAGACAGACCTCGCGCCCTATGACTGGTGGGAGCAGCTCGGGCTGATAACGGTGACAGGCGGCGGCACCGACTACATGAACGACTACAAGTTCATCGTGGCGCACCTTGCGGAACTCAAGGAGCGGTTGGGGCTGAACTTCCTCGGCATCGGCATCGACCCGCACAACGCAGCGGGAGTGATGCAAGACCTGGAGGCGTTCGGCTGTCCCGTGGTGACTATCACGCAGAGCGCGAGGAGCCTGAACGATGCGACGGTAGCCGTCCAGCTACTGACGAAGGGCGGGCAGTTCGAGTACGACCGAGAGGACGAGCTCCTCACCTGGTCGATGGCGAACGCGGCCATCGTCCGCAACAGCTTCGAGGAGATAAAGGTCGACAAGAAGCCCGGGCAACGCTTCAAGCGCATCGACCCCGTGGACGCGTTCATTGATGCCCACGCTGTGATGCTTATGAGCACGGCGAGCGAGGCGGCACCGATAGACGTCAACGACTCCGTCGCGAAGTATCTCGCCCTTATGCAGGGCTAAGAAAGAGAGGCATATATGAGAATAGCTAATCCCTTTAATATGTTAAGGCGGAAGAGCGCAGAGGAGAAGAAGGCGGAGCGGATGACGCTCCAGCAGTTAATTGACTATTTCAGCCTCCACGGCGTGAGCGCGGCGGAGCTGAGCGAGGCGACCTACTTCTCCTGCATCAAGGTCTTGAGCGAAAGCATCGGCAAGCTCCCGCTCAAACTCCAGCAATACACCCCCGACCGAGGCATCCGCATCGCGCGGGAGCATCGCTACTATCGGACGCTGAACGAGCGGCCGAACCCCTTCATGACGGCGAGCACCTTCTGGTCAACGATGGAAGCGTTCGTGGGTCACTACGGCAACGCCTACGCCCTCATCGACGAGAGCGACTTCAACAGCCCGAAGCTCTGGCTCCTCGATCCGACGAAGGTCAAGGTCGTGTACGATGACGCCTGCCTGCTTCATACGTCCCCCGCGGTATATTACAGAGTATCGCACAGCAAGGGGCAGACCACCTACAACTCCGACGAGGTGATCCACTTCAAGAGCCACCTCACGCTTGACGGCCTTGTGGGCATCAGCGTCCGCGAGCAGCTCCGTGATACTATCGCGGGCAATATCAAGGCGCAGAAGATGGCGAACAAGCTCTACGACAACGGGATGATGGCGAAGGCTATCCTGCAATATACCGGAAGCCTCAGCGAAGCCAACCAGGACGCGCTGTCGCAGATGGTGGAAGAGTACACCCGAGACGGAGGCTCTAAAGCCGGCCGCCGCGTGATACCTCTGCCCGTAGGCACTACCGTCACCCCGCTGAACCTCAAACTCACGGACAGCCAGTTCCTCGAGCTCAAACAGTACAGCGCACTCCAGATCGCGAGTGCCTTCGGCGTGAAGCCTTACCAGATAGGCGACTACACGAAGAGCAGCTACGCAAGCGCAGAGGCTCAGCAGTTGAGCTTCCTCGTCGACACCCTCCTCTTCAAGCTCAAGCAGTACGAAGAGGAAATCGACTACAAGATACTCCTCACCGACGACGCCAAGAGCGGGTACCACAGCAAGTTCAACGTCGGCGTCCTTCTCCGAGCAGACCAGCAGACGCAGATCAACACCCTCAGCGCGGCGGTCTCCAACTTCCTGATGACACCTAACGAGGCACGCGAACGTCTCGACCTTCCCAGCAAGGAAGGCGGCGACCAGCTCCTCGGTAACGGTGCGAGCATCCCCGTCCAGTATACGGGGGCGCAGTATACCCAAATAGACAACGAACAAAGAGAGGAGGAGAAGGCATGGTTGAAAAAGACAATCACCGAAATCTTGACGACGCTCCGGGAATAATTCAAAAAGCGGCGAGCCTGTCGGCGCACGAAGTCACGGATGCAGACCTTAAAGAGATCAACAAGCACGCGCTCGCGCCCCTTGCGGCTGAGGACGTGTTCACCTTCAAGGCTGTGCTCTGCGACAACGAGGTCGACCGAACCTTCGAGCAGTTCACGCAGAAGGCGCTCCAGGACTTGCAGAAGCTATTCCTCGGCAAGACCGTCATCAAGGACCACGAGCACAGAGCTGACAACCAGGTGGCGCGTATTTACAAGACGGAACTCGTCCAGGGCTCCAAGACCTTGAAGTCCGGCGAGATATACACGCAACTGGTGGCGCACTGCTACATGGTCAAGACGGCGAGCAACGCCGACCTGATCGCCGAGATAAAGGGCGGCATCAAGAAGGAAGGCTCGGTCGGCTGCTCCATAACGGGCTCAATCTGCTCTATATGCGGCACCGACAACACGAAGAGCTACTGCCGACACTGGCCGGGCAGAAGCTACGACAAGGAAGCCGGCGCGGAGGTCTGCATCTTTAAGCTGACCGGCGCGAAGGATGCCTACGAGTTCTCGCTCGTCGCCGTTCCTGCACAGCGGGCGGCTGGTGTAAGCAAGAGCTACACGGGCAAGACCGTCTTCGAGACGGAGACCGACCAGACCGACCTGGTCAAACTTATGGCTACACGCGCTCGACTGAGCGCTCAAAAGGCAAAAAACAACAACAATATTTAAGGAGGCACAAACACATGACAAAAGAGATGAGAGAGCTCAACGCTCAGATCATTGCAAAGTCCGCCGAGGCTGAGAGCCTTATGAGCGGCGAGAACGCAGACATCACCAAGGCAAACGAAGTCCTTGACGAGGTCGACGCTCTCCAGAAGAAATTCGACACCCTTGCAAGACTCGAGGCTGCCAAGAAGGCGAAGGCTTCCAACCTTCCCGCGCACAACGACACCGAAGAGGCTGACGGCTTCAAGACCATCGCCAAGATGCTCAAGGGTCAGCACCTCACCGAGGCAGAGAAGGCACTCATCACCGGCGACAACGCTGAGGACGGCGAGAACTACCTCATCCCCGAGGACGTAAAGACCGCCATCAACGAGCTCCGCAAGACCTACGTCTCCGCGAAGGAACTCGTCACCGTTGAGACCACCGACTCCCTCACCGGCTCCGTCGTTTACGAGAAGGGCGCACCCGCGGGTCTCGTCAACTTCGACGACGGCGATGCAATCGCAGAAGAGTCGAACCCTGAGTTCGACGTGATCAAGTTCGCCATCAAGCACTACGGCAAGATCATCCCCATCTCCCGCATCCTTGCAGGTGCAGAGAAGGCAGGCCTCATGGGCTACCTCAACAAGTGGTTCGTCAGGAACGCGGTCATCAGCGAGAACGCTGACATCTTCGACACCCTCAAGGCTGGCTACAACAGCGGCGCGCCCAAGGCAGTCGCAGGCTGGGAGGCTCTCAAGAAGTCCATCACCGTCGACCTCGACCCCTCTTGCCTCATCGGTGGCGTGATCGCTACCAACCAGAGCGGCTTCGCGGCTCTCGATGCTGAGAAGTTCGAGGACGGCCGTCCCGTACTTGAGGACAACCCCGAAAACCGCACGCAGAAGCTCTTCCAGGGTCTTCCCGTTAAGGTATACCCCGACGCACAGCTTCCCAACATCGACGCGACCCACTTCCCCATCTTCTATGGTGACACTAAGGCGGGCGCGACCTTCAAGGAGTTCGCGGCTCTTGAGTTCGCCTTCTCCGAGCACGCAAACTTCAACAAGAACCAGAACACGCTCCGCGTGATCGAGGGCTTCGACACCATCAGCACCGACACCACTGCCTACATCTACGGCTCGTTCTCGGCGACTGTATAAAGCCCTGACGAGAGGAGGCTCCCAAGATGCTGACAGTGCATGACGCCGCCCAGAGCATGGGCATCGACTACATGGACGACGTGGTCGAGGCGAACCTCCAGCGCGCTCTCAACTCTGCACTCTACCGGCTCTACGGCGCAGTCGGTAGAGACGTAGAGGACCGACTGCCCGACGATCCCCGCATCGACGAGCTTCTTCGGATATATACCGAGGAGGCATACGACAACCACCCGAGGAGCGGAAAGCAGGACAGCGCGCAGAACCATCTCCGCGATGCGCTTGAGCTCCAGCTGAGGACAGAACTCAGGCGGGCAAAGGCAGAAGCGGGAGGTGGTGCGTCGTGACCTACGACAAGCCCATCGTCATACAAGTCCAAGACCCGGACACTGAGGAATGGACAGACCGCCTCCGTCTCCACGCTTACGTCAACAAGACCGGGGGAAGCACTGCCTTCAACGCAGGAGCCGACCAGCACCGCGCGAGCTTGACCTTCAAGCTCCGGTACTGCAAAGCCCTCGAGGAGATACAGTACAGCCCCCAGCCCTACCGCATCATCTACCGAGGGCACACCTTCAAGGTCGTCGACTATGACGACTTCCAGGAGCTGCACCAGGACATCAAGCTGGTGGGTGAGTTCTATGTCTAAGTACATCAAAGCGGGAGAGCTCGGCGCGGCTATTGAGCAGGAGCTGGGCATCTACAGCGAAGAGGTCAACGAAGGACTCGCCCGCGTAACCAGTGACAGTATGGAGAAACTGGTGAGGCAAACGAGGGCAACCGCTCCGACAGGTAGGCGGAACGGACAGTACCGGAAGCACATCGCCGCCGAATATCGGGGACTGAACCGCAAGGGCGACCGAAAGAAGGGACAACTCCGAGGACGGACTATCAGGGCGACCTGGTACGTCAAAGCCCCCGACTACCGCCTGACGCATCTCCTCGTCCACGGTCACGCGACCAAAGACGGAGGACGCACGAGGGCGAACCCCTTCCTCAAGAACGCGGTGGATCAGGTGCTTCCCGAATATGAGAGCGCAGTCAAGGAGGTGCTCGCGAATGGTAAATAAAATTTTAACCCGCGCGGGGATCCGATACCGCGAGACGCGCTTCCCTTCCCCGCCCGCCGCCGAGACCTATGGCGTGTATACGGACGACGTAACCGCAGACGGCCCCGACGGTATCAACGCAATATTTACGCACGACGTAACAGTCGAGCTTTACGAACCGAAGCCCGACCCGAAGGCTGAGGCGGCTCTTGAGTCCTCTCTTGACACGGCGGGGCTAAAGTGGACTAAGCAGGCGAGGTACTGGCTCCCGGAGGAGCAGCGGTACCAAGTCATCTACGAATTTACATACTACGAGAAAAGGAGAATAAAAAATGGGTAAAAGAGAAAAGACCAACATCACGCTCGGCTCGGGCAAGATTTACCTCGCAGCTTTTGAGTCGGCGATGCCCACGGTCGACACCCTCTGCACCGCCGACAACCTTCTCGGCTACATCAAGGGTGGCGCGTCTCTCGAATACACCGAAGAGACCCACGAGGAGAAGGACGACCTCGGCTATGTGTCCAAGGTGATCACCACCAACGAGGAGGCGATCCTCAAGTGCGGCCTCCTTACCTGGAACGGCACGACCCTCCAGAAGCTCATCGACCGCTGTGCAGTAACCGAAGCAAGCGGCAAGCGCACGGTGAAGATAGGCGGCGCGGGTAACGCCCAGGGCAAGTACTATGCCATCTGCTTCCACCACGAGGACGAGGTGGACGGAGACCTCTGGATACTTATCAAGGGCAGAAACACCGCAGGCGCGACGCTCACCTTCGCGGCTGATGCGGGCACTGTCATCGAGCCCGAGTTCAAGGCGATGCCTCACGACGAAGACGGCACCCTCGTCGAACTCATCGAAGAGACCGCGGCCTAACACTAAGGCGGGGAGCGCGCCCGCTCCTCGCCTTTTAAATTACTAAAAAGGAGACCGAGAAATGCGCAAAACTCTCGATTTTAACAGCATCGAGCGTCCGGTGCTTGAAATTACATTAAAGGACGCAGACCGCACGAGGCTGAGCCTCGTCGCACCTACCGAGGCACTCATCGAAAAGCTCCAGGCTAACACCTCCTCGATCAATGAGGCGGTAAAGGCAGGCACAGCGGAGAGCATCAAGGTAGTGTTTGAGCTGATGGCGGACTTCGTCAACTGTAACCTTGAAGACCAGACCGTCACCGCGGAGGAGCTCCGCACCAAGTATCGCATGAGGCTCGAGGACGCCGTCATATTCTTCGGCGCGTATATTGACTTCATCGAAGAAATTAAAAACGCAAAAAACTGACGATCCCGTTCTATCCTATACCCGATAGAGCGGGCGGGCATAAATATAAAACCACTTCCTGGTGGGTCAAGCTGGTGGCAGACTACACGGGGCTGAACTTCCACGAAGTCCGCGCCCTGGACTACATCCAGTTCCTGACCTGGCGGCGCGATGCGTTCATCCACTGGATGAGCCGAAGCGAGAAGGGCGAGGAGTATCTTGACAACGCCTGGAGGATGGAGCAGACGGAGCCCGACCGCGCGGCACTGCGCAAGAAGCTCAGGAAGGAGGCAACCGCCTAATGGCAAGAAATCAAATCAAGGGCTTGACAGTCGAGATAGGGGGCGACACCACCAAACTCGGCAAAGCTCTCGAAAAAGTAAATAAAAAAGGCTCCGACCTCTCGACCGAACTCAGCGAGATCAACCGGATGCTCAAGTTCGACCCGGGCAACGCTGACCTCCTCGCGCAGAAGCAGAAGGTGCTGGCGGAAGCGGTCGAGACTACGTCGGAAAAATTAAAGACCCTAAAAGAAGCCGAGAAGCAAGTCCAAGAGCAGTTTGAGCGGGGCGATGTCTCCGAGGATCAGCTGCGCGCACTCCAGCGCGAGATAATGGACACCGAGCGCAAGCTCGGCGGTTATGAAAAAGCCGCGCAGGAGACAGCCGACGAGATAGACAAGCTCGGCGATGATACAAACGACGCAACCGACGACACCAAGAAGTTGAAAAAAGGCTCCGACGATGCAGAGGACAGCCTCGACAAGCTCGCAGGCAGTGCCGACAAGGCAGGAGACGCGGGCAAGAAGATGGGCGAAAAGCTCGCCAACGCCGCCAAGACGGGGCTCAAGGCTATCGCCACCGGAGCGACCGCCGCGGTCGGAGGGCTTGCCGCCTCGGCTGTGAGTGCCGCGTCCTACGCTGACGAGATGCTCACGATGAGCACCGTCACGGGTGTCTCCACCGACGACCTCCAGGCGTTCAGCTATGCCGCGGAGCTGGTCGACGTAGACGTCGAGACGCTCACCAAGAGTATGGCGAAGAACATCAAGTCGATGAAGGGCGCGGCGGACGGCTCAAAGCAATACGCGGACGCCTACTCTCAGCTCGGCATCTCTGTCACCGACTCGAACGGAAACCTCCGCGACGGCGAGACAGTCTACTGGGAAGCGATCGACGCCCTCGGCAAAATGACCAACGAAACCGAGCGCGACGCGATAGCGATGCAGCTCTTCGGCAAGTCGGCGCAGGAACTGAACCCCCTCATCGAGGCGGGCTCGGAAAAGATGAACGAACTCACGCAAGAGGCGCGGGACGTCGGCGCGGTAATGTCCGAGGACGCACTTGACGCCCTCGGCTCGTTCGACGATAGCATCCAGAGGCTCCAGGGTAGCGCAGGCGCGGCGAAGAACTCGCTCGGCTCTGTGCTTCTGCCAGAGCTCCAGCTTGTGACCGACACCGGCACCTCGCTCTTGAATGACTTCACGAAGGGGCTGAACGAGTCCGGCGGAGGGATGGAAGGCTTCATCTCTACCGTGGACGCTATGGCACCGGAAATAGCGAGCAAAGTGTCCGACCTTGTCTCCGGACTACTCGAGAAGGTCGCCTCTCTCGCTCCTGCCGTGGTCAATATAGGCATGGGGCTGGTGACTAACCTGACGACCTCGCTCATCTCTATGCTCCCTCAACTCGTCGAGACGGGCATCCAGATGGTCACGTCTATCCTGGACGGCTTGACGCAAGCCATCCCCCAGATCACCGCGGCACTCGTTGAAATGATACCGCGACTGGTGCAGGCACTCGTCACGGGCATCCCTCAGCTCATCCAGGGCGCGGTGCAGTTATTCCTCGCGATCCTTGAAGCTATCCCGCAGATTATACCCCCGCTTGTGGAAGCCCTGCCCGAGATAGTGATGGCGGTCATCAACGGACTGCTCTCCGCTATCCCTCAGCTGATAGAAGGCGCGCTTCAGTTCCTTCTGGCTATCGTGGACGCTATCCCTCAACTGGTGGCGGCTCTCGTCCCTGCTATCCCGCAGATAATAACGACCATAATCAACGGACTGCTGGACAACATCCCGCTTCTCCTTGACGCGGCGGTGACGCTCCTCCTTGCTATCGTGGAAGCTATTCCCGAGATATGCGTGGAACTCATCAAGGCACTGCCCCAGATCATCAAGACCATCATCTCCTTCCTGGGACAGCTCCCGGGCAAGATATGGAATATATTGAAGTCCATCATCTCCAACTTCGCGAGATGGGGGACCGAGGTCAGGCAGAAAGCCCGCGACGGCATCGCCAAAATGGTGCAGGCTGTGGTGGACCTCATCAAGCAGCTCCCGAGTAAAATCTGGACGTGGCTCTCGAACGTGGTCAGCAAGGTCGGCTCCTGGGGCTCTTCCCTCGTGGCTAAAGGCAAGGCGGCGGTGCAGAAGCTCGTCAACACTGTGGTCAACACGGTGAAGAGTCTCCCCGGCAAAATGCTCGAAGCCGGCAAGAACCTCGTCAAGGGCTTGTGGAACGGCATCAGCAACTCCTTCTCGTGGATCAAGAAGAAAATCAAGGGCTGGGTCGGCAACGTGCTCAGCTTCATCAAGAAGCTCTTCGGCATCCACTCCCCGTCTACCGAGACCGCGTGGATGGGTGAGATGCTCGACAAGGGTCTCGCCGTCGGTGTAGAGGATAACCTCGACGCACCTCTCGGTGCGATGCGTAAGCTCTCCGCGGGTATGCTCGACGAGGCGGACAGCCTCAACGGTATGACGCTTGAGCGTCGCATCAACCACACCTTCGCGGACCCCGTGGTCTCAACCGCCGAGAGCGGACTGCTCGGAAGGCTCGACAAAATACTCGCCGCCATTGAACGCGGCCAGGTGCTGACTATCGACGGCGACACGCTGGTGGGAGCTACCGCCAGCCGTTATGACAGCAGCCTCGGACGGCGCAGAGAACTCGCGGCAAGGGGGGCTATCTAAATGCAGAAAAGAAAAATAATAATAGGCAATTATGACACCGCGCTCAACGGACTGTGGACGCTCTCAGGCTGGGAGCTGGGCGTGGCGGAGATGGATGAGGAGTACGTCAAGGTCCCGGGGCGCAACGGCCTCCTGGACTTCTCCACAGTGCTGACAGACGGGGAGCCCTGCTACGGCAACCGCTCGCTCGTCGTCGTGCTGGAAAGCTCCGAGGGCAACCGCCTCGAGCGTGAGGCTCGCATCGACGAGATGATGAACGAGCTGGACGGCTTCAAGCTGAACATCATCCTCCCCGACGACCCGACGCGCTACCTCACGGGGCGCGTGAGGGTGAAGAAGCTCTACAACGACCCCGCGCACTGCTCCGTGGAAGTGACCGCGACCTGCGAACCGTGGAGGTATAACCTCGCGGAGACGGTAGTCGGTCTGCAGGCTTCCTCGGCAGTGCAGACGGTGAGCATCATCAACAACGGCAGGCTGGCGGTCGTCCCGACCATAACGGTGGCAGGTGGATCGGTTCTCCTCAACTTCGAGGTAGACGGGGGCACCGTGTCCGAGGCTCTAAGCGTCGGCACCTATGTCCTCCCCGACCTGTATCTCCGCCGAGGTGTGAAGCCTCTCCGCTATAGCGGCGACGGCACGGCTCTCCTGACCTACAGAGAGGCGGTGCTGTAATGCTTCAAATTTACAACGACGGCGACCTCGTCTACGACTCCCGCCACCCTCAGTATAAGCTCCTGGGACTCGAGACGACCGAGGGACTAAACAAGAGCGGCACCGCGACCATCACGATGCCGCCCGACCACCCCGCCTATAACTCCTTCGTAAGCTACCGGACAGTGGTCGAGATATACGAAGACCGAGAGCTTCGCTTCCGCGGTCGTCCGTTATATCCGACCGACGACCTCCTTCGCCGCAGGACTATCACCTGCGAGGGAGAGAGGGGCTTCCTCCGTGATGCAATACTCCGCCCGTACTTATACCAGGACGACCCGAAGAACATCTTCACCGCGGTGATGGAGTTCTACAACTCGAAGGTGGAGCCGTTCAAGCAGTTCGTCATAGGTGAGATCACAGTGACCGACCCGAACGACTACATCCGCCTCGAGAGTGAAGAGGCGAAGAACGTCGGCGTCGTAGTCGACGAGCTGGTGGAGCGGTGCGGCGGTGTCATCACCTTCACGACGAACGAGGCGGGGCGGAGGGTCATCAACTGGTACGAACAACTCGACACCCAAAGCGGCCAAGAGATCGAACTCGGGCAGAACCTGCTGGACTTCCAGCGCACGACCGCCAACTCCGACCTCGCGACCGTCCTCGTGCCCTACGGCGCGAAGAACGAAACAACGGGCGAGCGCGTCAGCATTGCCGACGTCAACGGCGGGCTTGACTATATACAGGACGACGCGGCGGTAGCTCTTCGCGGAGTGATCGAGCAGGTGGTCACCTGGGACGACGTAACCACACCGGAGGCACTGCTGGCGAAAGCGAAGCAGAAGCTCAACGAGATGCGGAACCTCATCGCCTCGCTGGAAGTGACGGCGGTGGACTTGTCGAAACAGAACAAGAACGTCGACAGCTTCCGCCTCGGCGACTTGATACGCGTCAAGAGCAAGCCTCACGGCGAGAAGGGCGACCTGTATCAGCTGACCGACCGCACCCGCGACCTGTTACACCCCGCGAACGATAAGATCGCCCTGGGCAAAAATATCGCGTCCCTGACGGGTGCGGACGTAGTCGCAAGCGCGAAGACCTCGAACGACGTGCAAAAGGTCGAGCGCGAGATCAGGGCCGCGTACAAGGTGAACATCGGCGAGCACATCGAAGCATCCGAGCGAAAGATGACCTCGATCATCGAGCAGACGAGCGAGGAGCTGCTTTTTGAGGTCTCCCGGACCTATGTGACAGGCTCCCAGGTCGACAATAAAATCTCGTCGAGCATCACGCAACTGGCTGACAGCATCACGCTCGAGGTCAGCGGAAGCCTGGGCGGCACCGCTAGGATAGCGGTGAGCGTGGACGGCACCATCACCGACGCCGACCTTCTCGACCTGTCAGCCGTTCGTGAAGCCTTCGCGAACGACGCGAGCGCCGTCACCATTGAGGCGGGCACGATAACCTTCAACAGCGGCACGCTCATCATCAACAGCGACAACCTCCAGGTGAACGCCACCGGCAAAATCACAGCCACCGACGCGGTGATATACGGCGACATCATAACCATCGACGGCTCCTTTATGACGGAGCTCGACCGCGGAAGCCTTCGCCTCTATTATGACGACGCCCTCTGTGGCACGATCAACACGAAATACTGGAGCGGAGCAAGCACCGAGGGCATCTCGCTGAGGATAGAAGAAGCGGGTAGCTACATCATGTTCTCGCACCCGTCCGACGCGGGCACCGGCTACGACGTGGACTACTATCTCAACTACGGCTGGAGTTCCACCTATACGGAGAAGCACATCTTCCAGACCTCCGCGCGCTTCCTCGACGACGTATACCTCCAACGCTCGTACCATCGGGCCCTATACCTCGTCAACGGGGACGGCACGTACCTCGTCGCGGTCAACTCAAGCGGGGCTCTTACAGTCTCGAAAGTATAACTAAAGGAGCGAAAAGTATGAAAATGACAAATGAGCAGATGCTCGACAGTGTGTCCTCTCTGCACGAAGCCAAAGACGAGAAGGGACTGCTCGGCTATGCCATAGCGGTCAACCTCCGCAGGCTGAGGACAGAGGTGGGCGAGTATTCAAAGACGAGGGACGAGCTTCTCGGGAAGTACGGCACCGACGCGGGGGGTGGCAGGTTCAACCTCACCCCCGAAGCCGCTCAAGCCTTCCGCGAAGCCCTTCGCCCGTTCGCCGAGATCGAGACCGAGGTGGCAGTGATGCAAGTCACGCCCGAGGTCTTCTACAGTGGCAACCTGACAAGCGCGCAGATGTACGCGCTCGCCTGGATGGTGAAGGAGGAGTGACCGATGGAAGCATTATGGAGCATAATCCTCGCGGCAGGCGTACCCTCCGCCATCTTCGGGCTCATCCTTCGTCGGATCGAGAAGAAGATGGACAGGGAGAGAGCCGCCCGTCGTAAGTACGAAGCCTTCCAGGTTAAGACGCAGACCGCGACCATCGCCCTCTGCAAGGCTAACGCCATCGCCTTGAAGAACGGCAAGTGCAACGGCGAGACGAAGGCCGCGCTCGAATACCTCGAGAAGGTGAAACAAGAGCAGCGCGAGTTCTTGACGGAGCAAGGCATCGATCATTTATTTTAAGGAGGGCAAACAATGAATATTAAAGCAATTTTCCCCGCAGGCGTGACCGAGCTGATGGTCAACGGCCTGCACCAGTGGGACTATGGGCGAGTGCTTGAGATACAGGCGGACGACCTTCCCGCCGCGCTTGAGGTACACTTCGCCTGCGCCGGTATGACCGAGGCGGTCGTGCGGGCGTGCTCGGCGGTCGACGGTGTAGCCACGGCGGTCATCCCCGACGAGTGCATCGAGCAGACCACCCCTGTCTTCGCCTGGGTCTTCGTCATTGACGACACCACGGGGCTGACCACCAAGAAGATCACCCTGCCCGTCATACCGAGGACGAAGCCGCAGAGCACCGCCACGGTGCCGACCGAGTTCAGTGACAAGTACACCGAACTGATGACCGCCGTCAACGATATGCTCGACGCTATCAACAACAACGAGGTCGTCATCACCAGCGCGAAGAACGCAGAACGCGCTACGGCAGATGCAGACGGCAACAACATCGCCGAGACTTATGCCACGAAGGACGAGCTTGAGCTCGGCGACCTCGAGGTTGATCAGGCCAGATACGCGACGCGTGCGTCTTTTGACGGGAATGGCAACAACATCGTCAACACCTATGCGACGAAAGCGGAGATTGAGTCAGGCGGTCTTATCCTCGAGCGAGCCAGAGCCGACGAGGACGGCAACAACATCGTCGACACCTACAGAGAGAAGGCCGCCGCGAACGTGTACGCCGGAGTCATTGAGAACACCCCCGAGCTGTACAACTCGAGCAAAACCGTCGTCGCTGACGTGTCCGCGGGCTTTACCAACGGCAAGTTGACAACGGACACGCTGGGCATCGGCGCGACCATCCTCGTGAACGTCTCGGGGAATACCTACGTCGACATGACCTTCCAGTTCCACTTCACCGCCTTCTGGAACGGCGACAAGTACGGAACGCGCTCCACCTCCTGCGTGGCAAGGGGACGATGCACCGACAACTCCGGCTATCAAGCCCTTTTGATGTTCGACCTCAGGCTCTCGGCGGCGTATGAACTCCGCATCCTCAACCCCGCCCTTATACAGCTAAACACGCCGACCGGAGACGACGGCACCTACGCAAACATCACGGGCGGGCGAGTAGTAAACAGCATAACTCTCGGTGCTTTGAATATCTTTTTTGTGTGAGGTGAAAAAATATGATGACTAAAAACATTAAAGTCGCGGGCAGAGTCGCCAGCTACCTCTTGAGGGAGGGCTTCATCGTCTGCGGAAATAGCGACTACCGGATCGCCTTCTCCTTCGATGAGGAGTGGGACGAGCACGAAACCAAGACCGCCCGCTTCATCTGGAACGGCGGATATTATGACCAGGAGTTCACCGGAACCGAGTGCCCTGTGCCTGTGATCCACGACACCGACGAGGTGAGGGTGGGCGTATACGCGGGCGACCTCTGGACGACGACCGCCGCCGTCATACCTTGCCGCAGTTCTATCCTGGACGGCACCGGCGTCGCACAGCCCGAGCAGGTCGAGGAGTTCCGCGACCAGGCAGCGGTCAGCGCGGCGGCGGCAAAAGCATCGGAGGAGGCGGCAAAAGTCTCGGAGGAGATTGCCGTCAATGCGGCGACCAAAGCGGGCAAGGATGCCGCGGAGAGTGCGGCGGCAAACGCGGCGGGAGCCGTCGAGAAAGAGTTCCGCGCCCTCATCGACGGGGCGATCGTTCAGGACGTAGGCGACAACGAGCTGGCGGTGATGTCGCAGAAGGCGACCACCCAGGCTATAGCCGAGTCGGGGCTGAGAGGCTACGCGAGCGGCGAGACAGTCCAAGTCGACGACGTCAACCCCGTGGCGCATCTCGTGGACGTATGGGTACACGGGAAGAACTTGCTAAACGACGGTAAGTTTAAAATTGAAACAAAAACCATCAACGGCGTGACTATTACCGCGAACAGTGATGGCTCTTACACGCTCTCCGGGGAGAATACGTCAGACGGTTTTGCGACCTTTGGAAGCGATAGAGCTAATGACTATTTGAACGAGCCCATTATTCCCGCGGGAACATATACGCCGACAAGTGGTATCACCATTGTATGCAGGGATGTTGCGACAGGGAAAGAAACCAATAAGCAAGAGACCTTCGAAGCACTCGCACCTTTTAGAGTCGTGGGGTGGTATTGCTACGTCATAAGCACTTCGATAGTAGGCGGTGCGTATAAAAAGCTGCCGTTCACCTTTAAGCCTCAGCTTGAGCAAGGCGACACCGCCACCGAGTACACCCCGTACCTCGACCCGACCACGGTGACGCTGGTGGCGGGTGCAGACTCGGCGAGTGCTACGGAGTACACCCCGAACGCGGACGGCTCCGTTGATGGTGTGATGTCCTGCGCGCCTACGATGTACCTCTTCACGGACACCGAGGGCGTGACTGTGGAGCTCGAGTACACCAAGGACCTCAACCAGGCACTGGAGAACCTCGAGGTCGACGCGTACAGCAAGGACGAGGTGGACGCGAAGCTCGACGAGGTTGACAAGGACATCGGAGCCCTCAACTCGGCCGTGGGCGACATCTCCACGCTCCTCACTATGCTCGACGAAGGAGGTGCGGCGTAATGTCTACAATAGCAGACAAGCTGGCGAGATGCTTCCACAGTCTCCGCTCGGCGCGGAAGGCTATCCTCGGTCGTGGTGGCGAAATATCCACCACCGCCGGACTGAAAGACATCGCCGACGCGGTGTGGAACCTTCCCACCGACGCGGCTCTCGGGTACATCACCGACGATATAGGAACATACGAAAAAATCACACCCGCCAGGGCGATGCCGTATGCGCTTATAAAAAGCATAGGCGGCGCGACGATAGACGGAGCCGACACGACAGAGTGCGCAAAGGTCACAGCTCTGGAGAGCCGCTCGGCGCAGATACTCCCCTTCGACAGCTACAAGGGCGTGAAGTATAACAACCACGGCTGCACCTTCACCGCGAGAGACGACGGCGGGGTAGACGTCAGCGGAACGCCTACGGGAGCCGCAAGCGTCTATTTATACCAGGGCGAGCCGCTCTGTAAGGATCAGGCGGTCACTCTATCGGGAGCGACCGCAGGCTCGAACATCAAGCTCACCATCATCGTCCAGGACAGCGCGGGCACTCAGCTCACGCAGGTAGTCGCGGCGAATGGTGGCGAGGCGACGGTGAATATGTACGACTACCCCACCGCGGCGAAAATGTTCATAGCACTCGGACGACACGCAAACGGCACGGCGTGCGTGGGTACGATCTACCCGATGCTGAACTACGGGTCGGAGGTTCTGCCGTTCAAAAAGAACACCGGACCGGTCGACACCCTCACCATCCCCGAAGCGGTGCGGGCTCTGCCCGCCTATGGCTACGGCAAGAGCGAAACCGTGCGCAACTATATCAAGTGGGAAGGCGGCAAGGCTTACTATGTGCAGATGGTCGACGAGAGCTGCACGGCTCTCTCGAAGCCCGTCACCACAGACATCTCCGACCTCATCACCACCGACAACCACATCGCGGTCGAGGGCAACGGCGCGCTCGTCGCTGTAAACGCCGACAAGCTCGGGGTGTGGTCTGACATCCAATATATAATTAACACGGGAGGCTAAAAAAAGATGGTTGACAGAGACAAGTATGAACTCGCCAAGACGAACGGCGTGCTCGAGAAGCTCCGCGGGGACGAGATATCCCGCCGCATCTCTAAGCGGTACCCGCTCTCGGCACAGATCGCCCTGCTTATGGATAAGGACGAGAAGCCCGAAGAGTGGGCGACCTATCAAACCTTCCGCGCCTCTGTGAAGGCAGAGGTCGACGCGGAACTGGCACAGCTTGAAAACACACAGGAGGGATAAAAATGAAAATCAACTGGACCGTAAGACTCAAAAATAAAAACTTTTGGCTCGCTCTGATCCCCGCGCTTCTCCTGCTCGCGCAGGTAGTGCTTGCCGTGTTCGGTGTGAGCATCGACATCGGCGACCTGGGGAACAAGCTCCTCGCGGTAGTCAATGCCGCGTTCGGAGTGCTGACCATCCTCGGCATCGTGACCGACCCGACCACGGCGGGCGTGTCCGACAGCGACCAGGCGATGACCTACACCGCGCCGAAGAAGTAAGAAACTCAAAAAGGACAGGGCTCTCGGGCTCTGTCCTCTTCTCTTAAATATTCAATACAACAATACACGCCAGACGAATGTGCGACCCTATGATGTATTGAAGCCGTAAAAAAATTTTACAGCCTCAAGAACACCTCGAGCTTGATGCCTTCGCCCTCTCTCGGGCCGTATTTTCCGCGCCCGGGCTCCCCTGTGAACTCGATGCGCTCGATGATAGCCTTGAGCACCTTGTTGACCTCTGTGGTGCTTGCATCGGGGTCGTGGAGTGCCTTGATCGCCGCCTCAAGCGCGACAACCCGCTCGGCATAGTCGACGGACTTCGGCATCGCAGACCTCGCGAGGTAGAGCTGCTTCTCGCACTCTTCCATCTTAGCGCGGAGCTGTGCGTTCCGTCGGTCGAATAGTTCCTGCGTGTACTTCTTCGTCTCGAGGAGCTCGTACTGGTGGTCCTCCTGGTCGCGGTAGTCGCTCATCTGCTTCTGGAGCTTCGCGATGATGCGCTCCTGCATCTTCCGAGCGTTCCCCTCGTCGTTCGCCACCTTCGACCTAAGCGCGGGAAGCTCTGCCTCTTCTAATGTTATGCGCAGGGCATCCAGTACTCGGTCACACTTGACAGACTTGAAGCACTGCTTATGTCCTCGAGCCGGGCAGAAGTATCTCGCACCGGACGGAAGCGGTCGGCGGTCCATCATATACCCGCAACTGCTACACCGCAGAAGCCCCGCGAGCACGTTCGACAGTTCCTCACCGTTACGAAGGCGCGGTGTGTTCCTCACCTTCTCCTGCGCTCTGTCCCATAAGTCCCGGCTAATAATAGCGGGGTGCTTGCCTTCCGCGATGATGGTGTCCTCGGGTGCCGCCTTCAAGCGTCGCGTCCTCCGTTCGCCGTTCTCGATCACGGTGACAGTGGGGCGGGAATTACAGACGACCTTGCCGATGTAGTGGGGATTTCTCACCATCCGGCTGATGACCTCCTTGTGCCACTTGCCGCCCTTCGGTGCAGGCACGCCCATCTCGTCGAGCCTCTGCGCCATCCTGTACCCGCTCAGCCCCTCGTTGACATACCAGTCGAAGATCATCCGCACCACGTCCGCGTCCTCGTTCGGCTCAAGTGTGTGGTCTTTGCCTATCTTGATTTTATTATATCCGTATGGCGCGTTCTGCATAATGAAGCACCCGCGCTTGACCGCCGCCTCTCGACCGCGTCGAAGTATCTCCTTCGTGTACTCCAGATAGTCACGACCCCGGAGCAGTTCGTCCTGGAAGAAGCGGCGGTCCATCTTGTTCTCCAGGTCGTAGGTCATCATCGGCGTGACGACTTTGGTGTGCGTATAGCGGAAGTCGCTGATGAGTCGACCGCAGTCCTCGAGATCGCCACGGCTGAGACGCTGGGGCTCGATGACGAGCACGCCCTTCACGTTCGGGTCTTCTATCCTCGCCAGCACCTTCTGCATCTCGACGCGGTCGTCGATAGACTCACCGCTCACGACTTCCCTGTATATATTCCCCTCGGGGATGCGACCGCCGAACTCCCTGAGCGCGAACTCCTGGAGCTGGGTCTCGTGCTTCTCCAGTACCTCCTCAACTGTCTCGCGTGGGTCGTCCTGTCGGGACTTCCTCAAATATACGAGGTAGTACTCCCACAGGGCGCCCGTGTTTTTATATGCTCCCATCTTGATGTGCCTCCATTTTTTGAAAATTTTTGATATTACAGAAAGTATTGCATTTTTCGACAATGTTATTGTAGTATAATGTTACAAACAAACGTTCGAGAGGGGTCCACAAATGCAAGACATCAACCACTTAAAAAATATAGTTATTGAAGCAGTAAAAGACGCCAACGATGCGGACCTGCTCGACCTTATTCTAAAATTACTTCTTGCCGAGGCTTAAGACCAGCTGCTTGATGCTGGTGTAGTCGGTCGGCTCTAACTCTGCAAAAATAGACACAACCTCGAAGAAGTCGGGGTCTTTCCTTAACTTAGCGATCAGCCCGACGAGCTGGTCGTTCTTTTTTGCCGACTGGGCGCGCTCTTTCGGTACGTTATACCCCCAGAGCCACATCTCGTTCACACCGAGAACGGCGGCGAGCTTATAGGTCGCATCCTGTCGGGGCTCGACTTCACCGGAGAGGTATCTGCTAATGGTGCCACGGTTCAGCCCGGTCTCGCGTACAAGGTCCGCCTGCTTCTTCCCTACGGCTTGCATCGCCTCCTTCAATCTGTCCTTTGTCAGTGCTACTCTTTCGTATTCTTTCATTATATAGTCACCTCCCTCGTGGAATATTATAGCAGTAAAATTGATAAAATGCAACAATTTCTGCAAAATTTATTGCAAAAACGCAAAAAAAGCTATTGACTTTCAAAATTATTTGAGTATAATATTATTTGAGAGTTGCAACCCTGCAACAATTCAAGAAGAAAGGAGGGCAACCCCGTGGAGTCGTTTGATCGTTACGCGCCGCTATGCAACGAGATCAGGAAGAAGTTCCGCACGATGAAAGCCTTCGCGGCGGCAATCGGAATGCACCCGTCGACGCTCAGCGCAAAGCTGAACGGCAAAACACAGTGGGCGTTCTGGGAAGTCGCGAAGAGCTGCGAGGTGCTCGGCATCCCTTTGGCTGATGCACCGGCATACTTCCCCGCCGCCTAAGTGGCTAAATTTTTTTGGCTTAAAAGTTGCAACCTTGCAACAAGTCAACGAGAAAGGAGTGCGAATGGGTAGCACAAGTACCTGGGCGAGAACGCCCGAGCGTCCGGGCTACCGGACGAAGACCATCAAGAGAGGCAACTGTACCATCGTTATACACCGCCCCGACCTGGATGAGAAGGAACGCGCCAAGCGGGAGAACCTCGTCGAGATCGCGCTGTCGAACTATGCGAAAAGCCTCAACAAGTAAAAAGTTATACATAGAAGAAAGGACACAACAATGAACGAGAACAACATCCGCATCACCGTTGAGCTCTGCCCCGAAGACCGTGCGAGGCTCGACAAAATCATCGAGAGGCTCGGAGCCGTCCAGCCCCACGACTGCTCGAAGTGCGTCAAGGACGTGGCGAGCTTTATGGACAAAGCCGCCGAGGCGATCGACGCAAAGAAGGCAGAGGAGAAGCCTCAGGAAGACATCCGAGAGATGCTCACGAAAGCACTGAACCCGACCGAAGAGGCAACCCCCGAGGAAGCCCCGAAAAACGCGCAGGACGCGCCTGAAACTTCCACCCAGTCAACTACTCACGAAGAGGAAAAACAGCCCACCACGAAAGCAGAGCCGAGCGACGCACCCGCTCCGACGATAAGCGAAGCCGAGCTCAAGGTGAAGGTCGTCACGCTTCTGGCAGGACCTAAAGCAGAGCAGGTTCGCGAGATCGTTCGCTCCTATGCGCCGACGGTGTCGAGGGTCCCCGAGGACAAGCGCGCGGAGTGCTACGCGAAGCTCGTCGAGCTGGAGGGCTAATAGATGGAGCGCAAGAAGGTCGTATACATAGCGGGACCCATCACGGGCGTGGCTAAGTACTGGGAGCCGTTCGAGAGAGCCGAGGACGAGATACTCGCCAAAGGCTGGGTGCCTCTCAGTCCTGCGCATCATCCGGTCGGGCTGACGAACGAAGCCTACACCCGCCTCAATATGGCGATGATAGACGTCGCCGACGCGGTGCTCTTCCTGAGGAACTCCACGAGAAGCAAGGGCGCACTGCTGGAGTATCAATACTGTAAATACATAAACAAGCCCACCGCGCACACCATTGAGGGCTTGAAGGGGGTGCTCGGATGAACATGACAGCCGTCACGATCACTGCCATCATCTGCGTGACTGTAGCCTTCATCTTTTGGATGGCTTACCAGGACAACAACAAAAAAGGAGATAAAAACAAATGACGCTCGCGTTCATTATAACGATTGAACTCGCCGCCCTGACCGCCTGGGCTCTTCTGTCCGAGGAGGGACAGCGAAGACTGAAAAGGAGAAAGCAATGCAAGAAAGACAGATAAACCACAGCGAGAGAGCGCACGCGCTCCTCAGCGCATCAAGCGCGCACCGCTGGCTCAACTGCCCGCCCTCGGCGGTAGCGGTCGAAGCGTACCCCGACCAGGACACCGACTTCACCAGAGAGGGCACACTCGCCCACGAGGTCGCAGAGTGGATCGCAAGTGGAAAGTCAAAAGACCACCACCTTGACAAGGGACAGGAAGAGGGTGTCACAGCCGAGATGATCGAGTGCGCCCAGGGCTATCGCGACTACATCGACGAGCTAAAGAAGACCGACGACGCGGTCGTGCTTCTCGAGCAGAGGGTCAACTTCTCCCAGTGGGTGCCTGAGGGCTTCGGCACTTGCGACTGCATCCTGATCCAGGGCGACACCCTGACCATCATCGACTACAAGTACGGGCAAGGCGTACCGGTCAGCGCGAAGGACAACCCGCAGATGAAGCTCTACGCGCTCGGCGCGCTGAACGACTTCGGCATCGCCTACGACGTTGCGAGGGTCGAGATGCACATCTTCCAGCCCCGTCTCAACAACATCAGCTCCGACAGCCTCGGCGTGGATGAGCTGATGAGCTGGGCGGAGAAGACCGTCAAACCGACCGCCGAGAAAGCCTTCAAGGGCAAAGGCAACTACAAACCGGGCGAGCATTGCCGCTTCTGCCAGCACGCGGGACGCTGTCGCTCGCTGACCAAAATCTGCACCGAGTACGTAGAGTCCCACGGTCTCCGCGTCGGTGTGCCTGTCCTCGCTCCTCACGAGGTGGCCGACGTGCTCAAGATGGAGCCGCTCATCTCCCTCTGGCTCAAGAAGGTGAAAGACCAGGCACTGACCACGCTGCGGGACGGCGGAGAGGTTCCCGGCTATAAGCTCGTCGAGGGCAAGCTCGGCAACCGCAAGTGGAAGGACGAAGGATGGGTAGCCGCTACCCTCGCGCCGCTCTACCCGAGAGAGGTATGGACGGAGAC